CGGCGATTGCGTACCATGTAAGCCAATTGATCAGATGTAAATTCACCATCTGCTTTTGGATCTTCATCTGTTGCGGAAAATTCTGAGCGCGGGAAACCATAAAGGATCTGTTGAAACGCGGCGTTTGGTGGCATTGGGCGCATACCACGATCATCAATAAGTGGCTTGATTGTTGAGCCATCAAGAATTTGAAAACCGTATAGATCTCCACCTACTGTTGGTTGTGGGTAAACAGCCCATGCGTCAATTACAAGAATGTCCTCAACTGCAATGTTGATCCAATCCTGCCATGTATATCCATTTGCAGGATCAGGGTTTTCCCAAAATGTACGCAAGCGGTTAATTTCTTCTGTGTATTTTTCACGGGCTTTAGCCATAGCGCGCACATGATCACCGCCTGACTCAGCGGCAATCTTTTCTGAAGCGTCATCTCCTAAAACAATGTCAAACTTGAGGCCGTTCATTTTTGATTTAGTAACTTCAATACAACGGCGCAAAATATCAATTGCATCTGCTGAAGCGCGCAATGTATTAAACGGAACAAGTTTTGTTTCCGTAATGTTAATGTTCTGAGCAACCTGATATTCAAAACGGCGTGGCTCAGGGCGGCCTGTTGTTGGATTAACTGGGTTAATTGCACCAGGAAGAATTGGCATGCCTGGGCCAAAGGGAACTGTTGCGCTAAATGGTGCGCGTGGAAGTGCAGTGGTATTGCCGTATTGGGATTGCAATTGCAAACCGTTCATTAATTCTTGTGTGCCAATTGTTGTTGCACCAACAGGCAGATTAGGGCCTTTTTCAATGTCAGTTCCAACAATTGCTCTTACGATACGGTCACGCAAACCCATGTGTATCCCCTCAATGTGCCTCTTGTATTTCAGGCGTATGGCTATGATAGCGATTTATTAGAATTCATGTAGTGTAAGGTTTATGAACCTAGTACAAAAGGCAGTACAAAACGGCGGCAAATTAGCGCCATTAGTCATACCGCATGGATTAACAAGCGGTACAGGTTTAATGAACCCCTCTATTTTTATTGATAATGATGGAGAAATTTTAGTAAACCTACGCCATGTTAATTACACGCTTTACCATGCTGAAAATGAACAACTATTTCCAAGCCGTTATGGGCCTCTTTCTTATCTGCACCCTGAAAAAGATCACCGTTTAGTCACAGTTAATTATATTTGCCGCTTAAATGCTAATCTTGAAATGACTCACCATGCCAAAGTGGATACATCTGCCCTTGATGTTGAACCCCTTTGGGAGTTTGTAGGTGAAGAAGATTGCCGCCTTGTGCAATGGGGCGGGGATTATTACCTGATTGGAGTGCGGCGCGATACAACTACCAATGGCGTAGGCCGCATGGAGTACAGCAAGATTGAAATTGACCGTGGAAATTGGACTGCCAAAGAAGTTAGCCGTGTGCGCATAAATGCCCCTGAGCCAAATGACTCATACTGTGAAAAGAATTGGATACCCGTAATTGATAAGCCGTGGCATTTTATTAAATGGACTATGCCAACAGAATTAGTTAAGGCTGATCCTGAAACAGGAGAATGTGTACAGATTTTTGTAAAGCCAACCATTGCTCCCCCTGCTGATCAGCGTGGATCTAGCCATGTGATCCGTTGGGGCAATATGTACATCTCAATTACCCATGAAGTAAGCCTGTTTAAGAATTACTTAAAGCAAAAAGACGCTATCTACCGTCACCGTTTAGTTGTATGGGATCAAGAATTAAACATTGTGGGTTTAAGCAAACACTTTTCATTTCTTGATGCGCGTGTTGAGTTTTGTGTAGGGGCGGTTGTGCATCAAGGTAACCTTTTGGTGTCTTTTGGTTTCCAGGATAACGCCGCTTTTGTCTTGCAAGTACCGCAAAAGGTAGTAGAAGATCTAATTGTGGAGGCACTATCTTATGAAAATTGATCAATTAGTTGTTGATCTATCCAAAGATCCGTTTAATCCAGCGCTTAATTTTGATGTAGCAGTGGAGTATGAGAAGCAAAATCAGACTGCTTCAGCCGTTTCTTTCTACTTAAGAACTGCTGAATACGGTCACACTTACCACCCTAGCCTTACTTATGCCTCACTTTTAAAGGCCGCGCATTGTTTTGATGATCAGAATGACCGCCAGGCAACGGTTAGTAACTGTTTATTACAGGCTGTGGCTTATCTGCCCTACCGCCCTGAAGCCTATTTTCTATTGGCTCAGTTTTATGAGCGCTCAGAACAATGGCAAGAGTGTTACTCATGGGCGCAACTAGGTTTACATCAACAGCCATGTGGAGCATTGCCAGTACATGTTGGTTATGAAGGCCAATATGTGTTGGTGTTTGAAAAAGCAGTAGCCGCGTGGTGGATAGGCCGCAAAGAAGAAAGTCTGGATCTATTGCGCCAGTTAGATGCAATGGAAATTAAACCTAGTTACAAAAACGCTGTTAAAAACAATTTAGAAAGGCTTGCCAATGCTGATGTTTGATGTTGGGGCTAATTGTGGTGATGCAACACTAGCGGCATTGGCTCAGGGATACCGCGTAATAGCCTTAGAAGCCGCTCCACGGGTTTATTCACGCCTGGTCAGTAACTTTATTTACAACCCTAATGTTGTACCCCTTAGAATGGCTGTGGCTAAAAAGGATAATGAACGCTTAAAGTTTTATGAGGCTGAAGAAGATGGCCTTTCAACGCTTAGCAAAGAATGGCTAACCAAAGAAGGTATGCCTTACAACGGCAAGCCTCACCGTGAAATTGAAGTAAATACAATCACGCTAGATACATTGGCTGACAAATACGGCAACCCTGACTTAATTAAGATTGATGTTGAAGGTGCTGAATGGGAAGTGTTTAACGGAATGACCCGCCATTATGGGGGAACGCTTTGCTTTGAATGGACATTTGAAACTATTGAACAGCATGAAGATCAATTAGATTATTTATGGAATTTGGGTTATCGGGAAATGGCGGCTCAATACATTGTTAATCATTTAGAAGAACCGCAAGAATGGGGCAACATGCAACCCAACAATGTTGATCAATTAAATGCGTGGCATCAATTAACAGCAGATAATTGGATAGATGGCGGTTGGAAAGTTGCAGGACTTAGACCTACCGCTGATGTTGGAATGTTATGGGTTAGGTAATTTTTCAACAGGTTCAATAAATTTGCCAGTTTCAGCATCATAACTCCAACCAATACCAGCAGGATTGTCAGATGTGTATTCAATTAAAACACAATTTAACGCCGCCTCTGTTGCTTCTTTATCATCAGCCATAACTATATTTTCAACTGTGTTACCAGCCATCATTGCGTATGTTGCCATTAGTTTTTCTCCTTAGTAGTATAAATAAATTACGCCGTTGCCGCCAGCGCCAGATGGGGCTGAATTAACAGCACCACCACCACCGCCACCGCCATTTCCACCCGCGCCGCCATTATTGCCTGAGCCAGCAGAACCAACAGCAATATAACCACCACCACCGCCACCGCCTTTAGCACCTGCTGCACCACCAGCAAATAAATCACCGTTGCCACCCGCCGCACCGTTACCGCTGGAAACTGCCCCCGCTCCACCACCACCGCCAATTAAACCTCTGCCACCTGCAAAAGCATTACTACCTGTTGATCCTGCTCCACCACCACCTGAAACACCAGCAGCCCCAGCAGCGCTAGAGCCGCCCCCGCCTGCATAACCAATTGTGTTTGCTCCTGCCGCTGGCGCACCTGTGTAAGAAACTGTTGAAGTTGATGAAACAGCAGTTAAAGTTGTAGCCCCAGCAGCCGCCCCACCTATGGTAACTGTTGCCGTACCACCAGAAGCACCACCAGCAAAAATCATTCCATAAACAGTTGCGCCACCATTATTACCTACTGCCGCAGATGCAGGGCTAACGCCGCCAGCACCTACGGTGCAAGTATTAGAAACATAAGTCCAACCAGCAGAATAACCACCCGCGCCACCGCCGCCACCGCCGTTAGTAGCACCTACTGCACCTGAACCACCACCACCAATACAGACGGCATAAACGCGCTTAATGTTTGAAGGAATAACAGATGAACCTGCGGCTGTACCCATAGCACCACTACCAGTGATCGTTTGTTGTAACTTTAATCCGTAAGGGACATCAATGAATGATGAATTGTTATAAATGGATAATGACATCAGTTCCCCTTAGTAATAAAGATAAATTACGCCGTTGCCGCCTGAACCAGCAAGCCCTAATGAACAACCCGCACCACCACCACCGCCACCATTTCCACCATTGCCACCAATTTTTCCTGAAGCATCACCGCCAGCACCTAGAATTCCACCACCACCACCACCTGCGCCAAAATTCACACCTGTACCAGATGAAGGCGCACCACCAGCAAAAAAATCACCTGTACCACCAGCACCACCCAATGCAGGAAGTGTTGTACCCATTGACCCACCACCACCAGCAATTAAACCTCTAGCACCTGCTTGAAGGGCTGTGTTACCTGTTGTGCCAGATGAACCGCCGCCTGAAACTCCCGCAAAACCAGCACCAGCACCAGTACCACCACCGCCAGCATAACCAATTCCAGAACTTCCTGGTGCGCCTGTGTAAGAAGTTGTTGAAGTTGCACCTGAACCAACGGTAGTAGCACCGCCAGCAGCACCGCCTGTTATGTAATTTGTGCCGTTAAAAAAACCACCAGCACCGCCGCCAGCAAAAATCATTCCATAATTTGTAGCGCGCCCGCTATTACCCGTTGCGGCAATACTTTGACCTGCACCACCAGTACCTACTGTGCAAGTATTTGAAACATAAGTCCAACCAGCGGAATACCCACCTGCACCGCCACCGCCGCCGCCAGTAGTTGATGTGCTTCCAGCGCCACCGCCACCTACACAAACGGCATAAACACGCTTAATGTTTGAAGGAATAACAGATGAACCTGGTGCAATTCCCATAACACCGCTACCAGTAATGGTTTGTTGCAGTTTTAATCCGTAAGGGGTATCACTAAATGATGTGTTGTTATAAATAGATGCGCTCATATTTTGTTCCTAGTAGAAAAGATAAATAAGTCCAGCGCCGCCAGCGCCGTTTGTTCCACCAGTATTGTTTGTAGCGCCACCGCCACCGCCACCTAAACCACCTGCTCCAGCAAGATTAAAGGTAGGTGGATTATTACCGTTTCCATTTGTTGTTGGATTAGCGGCTAGTGGGTTTCCCATTCCAGCGCCACCCGCACCTAAACCAAAACTATTTGTGCCAGTTGAGCCAGTACCGCCTGTGTAAACAATTCCTGTTGGCCCAATACTATTGCCGCCATTACCGCCTATTCTAATTCCTGATGTTTGAATAGCACAACCACCCCCGCCACCTACTAAACCAGAACCCCCATTTCCACCAGTGAGCGTAGCCGTGGTAGGTGCATTGCTCGCACCACCACCACCACCGCCAGAAATGCCGTCTCCACCATTGCCGCCAACAGCAAATCGTGTTCCTCCACCGCCACCGCCAGCAACGCCGTTGCTGCCATTTGCACCACTGCTACCAGCACCACCAGCACCGCCAGGAATACCCCAATAATTAGTTGATCCACTTGCACCAGCAGCAGGTGATCCTGAACCGCCACCTCCCGCGCCGCCAAGAAATCCAACAGCAGTACCAGCGCCACCACCACCTGCAATTATATTTCCATAGCGTGAAAAGCCGCCAGGATTGCCGCCTCCAGCACCAACAATTGCAGTTGGGTTTGCTAATGTCCAATTCCACGCAACACCACCACCGCCACCACCGCCTTGACTCGAGCCAGCACCACCACCGCCTACAACAACGGCATAAACCCAAGTGATACCAGCAGGGATTGTCACTGAACCCGTTGATGTAATAACTTGTTGTAAACGCAACCCATAAGGAACGGCTAAAGAAGTGTTAGCAAACGGCGTTACGCTTGAACCTGTTAAACCAGTTGAAACGGGTGAATTTGCTTGCCCTCTACGATTTGGATTAGCCATTATGAAATCCTATTTACATAACCTGAAATTGTAATTACTGAGGCTGTTGCGGCAAAAGCGTAAGAAGTTAAACCTGTTGAACCGTCACCTGTTAAAGGTAAGCCAGCAACAATAAGAACATCACCTGACTGTGGAGGAAGAGTAATTGGTTTAGCGTGTTGTACCGCACCAGTACCGCCAAATTGAACTGTTAATAGAACAGGTGAAGTTGAAGTGTTGTTGGCGTATAGCCAAACTTCATCAATAGTTGATGATGATGTGCCTGTTGTATGGATAGTTGTGCCAGTTGAGGCAGTTTGAACTACTGTAATTGGTTGGCCTTGAGTTGAGCCGCTTAAAAGTACCTTTGTAAAAGTTGCCATGATTTTATCCTATCCGAAAACTTGATTGGCTAATATGTTTTGATCTGAGTCTGTTGCGCCGCCACCACCACTTGAGTTAATAGTAACTACTCCAGTGCCGCCTGTTGGGCTAATTGTAATGTTAGTACCAGCAATAATTTGTGTAACGCCGCCGCCTGTGCCATCAAGTCCTTGAACCCCTTGAACTCCTTGTGTGCCATTTCCAATAAGCCCTTGCGTACCTTGCAAGCCAGTAAAACCTTGAACACCTGTTAATCCTTGAAAACCATTAGTTCCTTGTACGCCTTGAAGCCCAATGTTTCCTTGCGCTCCCGTGAAGCCTTGTATGCCATTTAGGCCTTGTGAACCAGTTGTACCTTGAATTCCACTTGTTCCTTGTGACCCAGTTATACCTTGTAAACCGTTAGATCCATCAGTACCTTGCGCGCCTGTGAAACCTTGAGAACCTGTTGTTCCCTGAGAACCTGTTGTGCCTTGAGCGCCGTTATCGCCGTTTATTCCTTGAATACCTGTATTACCTTGCGTACCCGTTAATCCTTGAGCGCCTGTAATGCCTTGCGTACCTTGTGCGCCCGTAAAACCTTGCGCGCCAGTAGTTCCTTGAACGCCAACGCTTTGAGTAATAAGAACAAGTTGGTGGGTATTATTAAAGTTTGTTGTGCCTGTTCCGCTTGACTCTAAAAGAATTACAGGATAAGTAAAGTAACTGTGAGTAACAGATGAAGGTGTGCCATTTACTTGCCATTTTTGATAGTTAGTCGAGTTATTTCTATCTTGAATAAAGAAAATATCATTATCTTTAATGTTTGCTAATAAGAAATCTAAATCTTCATTTCTGTCATTTATGTGAGATACATAAATGTTTGTTGAGTTAATTTGCGTTGAGTTGCTCCACATAATCTGACCATTATTAGGTGGTGGTGTTTGTGAATTAGCCCTTGCTACATAATCAAAAATAGATGATGAAGTGCCGCTTGTACCAGTAACACCTTGTACGCCCTGAGTACCAGAAGTACCTTGAGTACCTTGTAACCCAGTAGTACCTTGATTGCCTTGAATACCTGTTGCGCCTTGAGCGCCTATTGCACCCTGAGCGCCTATTGCGCCCTGTGATCCTGTTGTTCCTTGTGTGCCAGTAAAGCCTTGTACGCCAGTTAATCCTTGAGTACCAGTTGTTCCTTGCAATCCTTGTGAGCCAGTTGTTCCTTGATTACCAACTATGCCCTGTGTACCCGTTGCCCCTTGAGTACCTGTTATGCCCTGAGAACCTGTAAAACCTTGCAATCCTTGTGTGCCTTGTAATCCTAAAGAGCCTTGAATACCAGTTGCGCCCTGTGTACCCGCGCCTTGCGCGCCAACAATTCCTTGAGCGCCAGTAGTACCTTGCAAACCTGTTGTACCCTGGTTTCCCTGAATACCTGTTGCGCCCTGAATACCTTGCGCGCCAATAACGCCTTGTGTTCCTTGTGCGCCTCTAGCGCCTTGAGTTCCAGTAAGCCCTTGAGAGCCTGGCGCGCCTTGTTGCCCTTGTGAACTAACTATTACATTTGGCTGCTCATTGATAACCGTAATAATGGGAATAATTGGTTCAACAATAATGACATCATCAGAACTCACCTTGTCACCTGTGCGCTAACTATCGCCTGGCCTTGAATTAAACGCGTCACGGTAGAAGTTACAGGGTCAGTTATTTCTAAATCATAAACATAAGAGCCTTCATCAATTAAACCTGTTTGTACATTTGTTGCGCGCAACGCTACTAAGCCACTTGCCCCAGTAATAACAATTCCTTGCCCGCCAGTTGCAAGAGATAAAACAGCCGTTGGTGATTGTGGTGTTGAGCGCACTTGAAATTGCGCTGTGTAATTAGTTAAATTAACAGGCGTACCGTTTGGGTTTTCATAGGTAACATTTAGAAACCAATCAGCACCTTGATCAATGACTACATTGTATTCAACAGCCATTATTCTGCTCCCTGCGTCACTTCTGATTTGGCGCTAATCATAGCGGTTCTACATGCTGAGCAATGGGTAAATGATTTAGGCATAGGTAGCCCGCACTTAGGGCAATGGTTAGCAATCGCATTAAAGTAATTGCTAACAGTAACTTTGCCCAATAGATCACTAAAGCCCTGCACCATTGCGTCAATACGATCAGGTGAATTAGGTTCATCAATAGTCCAGGTACACATCTGATCTTCTAGTTCTGCAAATTCTCCAATGTGGTGGATACGCCCCTGCTCATACATAGCCGCTACTGGTTCTGCTCTTAATTTCTTACCTACATGCGCTCTAACTTCTCTAATTGGTAGCGTAGGCCGCACTTGCTTAAGCACTGCTCCTACCATATCGCCGCCCTGGTTTACTTCAACCAATACTGCATCTGCTTTGTACTTATCAAAGAGTTCTACTGCCCTTGTTGCCCAGGCCAACGGTGATCCTCTAAATGAGTAATCTCCCAGGACATAACCCTGACCATCTGAAGTAGATCCAACAACCACAATGCCTGTTTCATCTGACTTCTCTGAATTAGTTACAGCAGGATCTACGCTCACAACAATTCTTGCCATAGTTGGGGCTGTATCTATGCGGGTACGATCAATTAAGCCTCTAGTCCATAATGCGCCTTCAACATCATCAAGTATTTCCCCATAAAGTTCCTGGCGGCCTAGACGCGTACCGTTGTACCGCGCTTGTAGTTCCATTAGAGCGCTAGGGGCTAGATTTGCGGCGTTATCAAATGTTGAGCCTCTGGTAATGACTACTGAGCCATCTGTACGCCCTGCAAGCATGCGTATAAGGGCTGTGGAGCGTGGTGTAGTGGTAACGATAACCCGTGGTTTTTTACCCAAGCGTAGGCCAAACTGCAACTGATCCCAAGCATCTTGATAGCGCCATGCACCTAATTCATCACACCATGCACCATGATGCTGTGGGCCACGGAAACGCTCAGGTTGATCCGCTGAAAATAGTTTTATGCGGCTACCGTTTTTGAGCAGGATCTCACCAATGGAACGGTTGTAATTTTGAAGCATGTGATACCGCTGTAATATCGCAACAATGCCTGACTCACCTTCAGCGCATGTATCTCTAGCATCTGAGAATGTAGGGGCTACTACTGCCCAGCGTGTTGCGGGCTGAATGATTGCTTGCCAGGCTATTTCTTCAGCGCCTAATCTTGTTTTGCCAAATCCACGCCCAGCCATTGCAAGCCAAATGTTCCAGTCACCTTCAGGCGGTAGTTGTTCCTTCCGCGCCAGTTTGTTCTTCCACACCCAACGGCTCGCTTTGATCCGTGAGTTCTGTGACGGTTGCAATCCTGTTTGAGGTAATTGTTCCTGCCTCAATAAGCCTTGCGACTCGCTCAACTTCTGCGTCAAGATCTGATCCGTCATAAGTCACCACTTCCGCTTGTACCTTCAATGGAGCATCTAAGCCTAATAACTTTGCTCGCTTATCAATCACACGCAATACATAATCCGCCGCTCTTAGATTTCCGTTTACAGCAGGTTGCCAATAAGTGCGCTGAAGATTGTCTAAACGATCCAGTTCCAACTCACGGTGTTCTTCTATCGTGGCAATAGGGTGACGCATGAGAGCGCGCTTGTAAGCCTTGATGACTCCTGCAATGCTCATATCCACCATTGTTGCTATTTCACGCCATACATAACCTTCATGGCGCAACTCAATTATGGTTGTTTCTTTTTCTACTAATTCTTGCGTAATTTCTACCATAATATGTTTATATTAAGGTTTCAAAAAGTTTCCTGCAAGTTGAAAGAACAAAACCCCTACTCTCCATGAATAGGGGTGTTGCCCAGCACTCACAAAGGTACTTATGTTTCCCTCTGAGTATGCGTAACTTACTGGTTGATTAAAAGAATTACAAGTAGCGATATGAAGAAGCAGATAACAACAATTTGAATGGTGTCAGGCTCTTTCATTCTTTTGCCTTTCATCTATTTCTTTTTGTGCCGCAATCCTGGCTAGGATTTCATCAAGTATTTCTTCTTCAGTCATAGGACTGCTTTGCCTGTTTTTACTAAATTGATGCGGGCATCAAGCAATTCATCTAACTGTTCTGCAAGCATTTCTTTCTTGCGCCAATCCATACGGTTGCCAAATTCATCTGTTTTGAGCATGGTGTAAACATGAGTCAGACATTCATCTATCTGATCCAGGGTTACTTCTTCTTCAATGACTATCACATGAAGATATTAGCCTTGATTACGCTCCTGGCGCTTTGATAAATACGCTTCAACATCTTCACGCTTATAGAAAACATTACGCCCGCGCTTATCAACCCATGCAAGAGTTTTACGGTGTTGTATCTGTCGCAAGTTATTGATTGTAATGTTTAAACGCTCGCATACTTCTGGTGCGCTCATTAGTTCATCTACCACGGTGTTGCCTCCTGTGTTTTCTTAGCCTTGTGTAATCTAGGAACTAAACCTACATCTTTGGCTGTAATTTCCATTGATGTTTTTTCTTTGCCTTCTTTATCTGTGTAGGTGCTTTGGGCTAACTCACCAACAACTAGAACTGTGTCACCTTTTTTAAAGTTATCTGCAATTACTTCAGCCTTTGTTCCAAACACAACAACCTTAAACCAATTAGTTTCTCCATCAACCCATTCACCGTTTACTTGCTTGCGCGGTGTGTATGCTAATGAGAAATTACAGTAAGCATTATTGTTTTTAGAAAACTTTAAATCAGGATCACTGCCTAAATTACCTTTTACGCTTATGTTCATTATTCACCTTCCATCATTACGGCTTCTGTACCGTCATCTCTTAGTAACACTATTGACCCGTCAGGCTTTACAAAAGGGTGATCCACTGGCTCTCTCCATGACGGACAAATCCAACCCTTCTGCTCAGCCTGAGCGGGATTGAGATGAATACTACTGGTTTTTAGATTATGGCAACCGTGATGAACTAAAATTAGATTGGCTGGTGTGTCCTTGCCCCCGCGGGATTTAAGTTTGCGGTGATGCAACGCCATGTTCTCAGGCAATCCAGGGCTTCCACATGTTTCACAATAACCATTTGCCCTAGTAATTACTATGGTTACAACTTTGGCATTAATCGCCATCTTCATCTTCAAACGGGTCATAATGCTGTGGCAATCCAATTTCGGTTGGTATGCCCAAAGGTTCAATAATGCTCATTAGTACCAACCGCCTCTCAAATCAGATCCCGCTTTTTTCTTCCAAAAAGCCCATGCGTTACATGGAGAACCGTAACGCTTATACACATATCTTAACCCAGCCTTCATTTGCGTGTAGGCATCTTTAGGTTTGTATGGGTATTTGTAATTAGCCCATGTGCCAGGCAAGAATTGAAACAACCCAAACGCGCCTGAAGAACGATTAAGCGCATTTACACGCCAACCGCTTTCCCGCGTTATCAACTCATGCAAACAAAAGTATTGCTTTGCATGATCTTTGTAATCTTTCTTGACCATTACCAGCGCCATTTGTTTAGGCGGCATTTGATGCAATTGCAATTTTGGCGCTTCTGCTCTTGCAGGGCTGGCAAACACAATTCCTACCGCTAATGCGGCGCTTAAAAGGATTTGTGCAAAACGCTTCAGGTTCTAGCCTAACGCCAACTTTCTACACACTTGACAAGCGGCATCACCATAAATCCAATTTCCGCACTTACAACGATTTACAAAACTATCCATTGCTTTCCCCTTTCAGGTTATTTTTAGGACACTAAAAGTTTACCCTGTGTTCCAGGCCTGGTAAAGGTTTTTGTATGCTTTTTGCCATTAGGTTCAACAAGCACAATTTCACGCTCTACACGGGCAAAACCGTAATCTACAAATGACTCATAAACCTTTACGGCCTCAAGCGCACTGTTAAATTGTTTTGTGTAAGTTACAGCGCCATCTGATGACGCAAATACTTGAAAAATGTAATCTTCCATTGCCTTCACTGCCCTTCTGCTTTGTATGTGTATTCATGCTTACATTGATTACAAGTTACAACTTTGCTTACTGATAAATCTCTTTCAAACACTGCGTTACAGGTTCTTTTAACATCAATGCAATCCCAACATTGATCTACGCATGCAATTTCAGTCATCACGGGTAAATCAAATCTATGCACCATTGGTTCATTTGCTCTACTGGAACTTTGCATTGATCAGGCGTTGTTCCGTTTAAAAGCAAACCCCAAACCACAATAAACAAAATTGCAATTACGGCTTTGCCTCTACTTGTCAGTTTCCCTTTTTTTGCCTTTGCTTGCTTTATTCCTAAACCATTCACTTGTTGCGCACCATTCACATTCATGTAAATCACTGCCTTCCGTTTGTTGGTAGATAAGAAGAAAATTTTGTGGTGATCCCTGAGTACCGCACCAAAAACATTTAGGATCGTTGCTTATAGACATTATGAATTTGT